AAGCCTACGAGGGAACAAGAGACAAACTACATTCGCTACTAACCGAAAACGATTTATCGCTATGAGAGAACAGTTTATGAGGATTGCAATGGCACGCCTACGCAAGACCTACCCCTTCAAACCCCAACGCAGGGCAGTTGCTGCTCGTATGTGGGTGGAACACCTTGAGCGTTACGCTATGCGTGATTGGGCAAGAAACGAAGAACTCAAAGTCAAGCAAGAGCAATGGGCTATGAATGAGGAGAAGATGAACAAACGTATGGACATCATCGGAACCAACGGCAACGAAGGCGATCACTATGAGTAGACCTTTCATACTTGCCTTTCACAAGGTCAATTCGGGTGTGTCATATCACCGAGTGTTCGCCCCTCTGATTTGCCATCAGGAGGCGGACATTTATTTTGTAGAGAAAATCACGGACGTAGATCCTGAGGTGTGGCCTAAGGTCACTCACGTATTCTCAAGCAGAATGTTCCCCGTTGAGCCGTTTGATGACTTTGTGATCCTGTGCAAGCGTGAAGGCATCAAGCTCATCGTTGATCAGGACGATTGGTGGGTGCTACCCCCGACTCACCCTTTGCGTGGCATCTATACTGATAAGATGAAATCTCAGATCATCCGATCGATGAAGGTGGCTGACGAGGTGTGGGTCACCAACAAACACCTTGCCTCAAAGGTCAGGCGGTACAATAGCAACATTCGAGTCATCCCCAATGCCATCAGTGTTCCCACTTGGCAGATAGACCGCAAGCCATCAGAGAGAGTTCGCTTCGGCTACATTGGTGGCAATCACCATCAGATTGACGTTCGTGAATCAACCATTGACCTCACGGGTTACGATGCGTATGTCGCAGACGTAGACAAATACCCTCAGATGATGAACGCATCAACCACGCTCAAGACCTTCCCGCCTAACTCGTACCATCGCCTCTACGAGTTCTTTGATGTGAGCCTTGTGCCGCTTTCAAAATCAGAGTTTGCAAAGTGCAAATCACATCTGAAGATGCTTGAAGCGGGATTCAGCAAATGCGCCCTGATCGTAAGCAAGACCGAACCCTATACGCCATACATCACAAAGGACAATTGTATAGCCATCAACCATCCCTCTGAATGGGCAGGAGCAATCAAGAGGCTAAATGACAATCCCAACCAAGTTCACGACCTTGCGGAATCGTTATACGAGTACGTTCAAGATTTTACAATGACCAAAATGAATGAACTCCGATGCTTTACATCGTAACCCCCTGCTCACGTCCTGAGAACCTCAAGAGGATAAAACAATACATCCCAAGCTACGCTACGTGGGTGGTGATGATGGATGCGTCAACTGACTTCAAAGAATCAACAGGCGCAAACGTAACCTACTACTCAAAGAACACGGGTGGATGGGGCAACCCTCTACGCAATGAGTTCCTTGACCTATACCAAGACCAATTCACGCAAGATGATTGGGTGTACTTCTTGGACGATGACAACATCCTACATCCAAAGTTCATTGAGGAGTGGAACAACCTCAACTCACTTGACTCGTCAATCGTAACTTGGGGGCAAGAGGGAAGGCTCCGCCCAACCGACCAACCAAAAATCGGAAACATCGACACCGCATCTTTTATGTTCAAACCCTACCATCTGCCAAAGTTGCGCTTCGAGAAGATATACGAGGCCGATGGTATCTTTGCTAACGCAGCAGCAAGAATCGGAACGCTCATCTGCGTAGACCAATACCTCTGCTATTACAACGCCTTACGATGAAAGCCACAAAACAAATTCAAGGGTGGTTCAACCACCAAGCAGCATACGACTACCTCCTTGCCAATATGCCCAAAGACGGAACCTTCGTTGAGTTGGGTGCTTGGCTCGGCAAGTCCTCGTCCTACCTGTGCGACAAAGCAACAGGCCAAGACATCATCATCGTAGACACTTGGAAGGGTTCACCAAACGAACTGACCACTCACCACAAGCTCGCAACCGAGCAAGACATCTACCAACTCTTTGTAGAGAATATGGGTGAGCGCAAGTACAAGGCCATCAAAGCAACATCCAAAGCAGCAGCAGGCAAGTTCAAGGCAGAGTCATTGGACGTGGTGTTCATAGACCTAACCCATACCTACGAAGCAGTCAAAGAGGATATCAAACTATGGCTTCCCAAAGTAAAGAAGGGAGGCTACATAGCAGGAGACGACTACCACGAAAATTGGAAGGGAGTAATCCAAGCAGTAGATGAGCTACTCCCACACGCTACCTTCATTGACGATTGTTGGATCTACCAAAAGTGAAGAACCACACAAAGGTCTACATCAAAGGGATGGGCTACGACATCACCGATTGGATTCCCTGTGAGGTATGCCAATCAAAGGCCGTAGACATCCACCACATCGAAGCTCGTGGAATGGGAGGCAGCAAACACGCTGACACCATCGACAACCTGATGGCCCTGTGCCGTGCGTGTCATAACGCATTCGGGGACAAGACCCAACACAAAGAGATGCTGAAAGCAACACACAATCACCACTTATCAAAACGGGTTATTTAGAAAACATCCAAATAGAACTATGCCAAAAGGAAACCCCAACCTCGTAAAAGGAGGCCCAAGCCTCAATCCCGCAGGCAGACCCGCAGGCATCCCCAACAAAAGCACCAACAAGATTCGTGAGGCGTTCCAAAAGTTGATTGAGGACAACCTTGAGAATATGACCATTTGGCTCACGCACGTGGCAGCTGATGACCCGAAGGGTGCGCTTGACCTGCTCAACAAGATGGCGGAGTACACCACACCCAAGCTCGCAAGAGTTGAGAACTCACACGAGGTGTCAGATGAGCTAACCCAAATCAAGGTAGAGATTGTCCGTTCTGCAAGTCAAGACAAGTGAGCTATTTGAGCGCAACTATACTGCGCCAACTCGCATAGTCGTAAATCAAGGCGGTAGCCGGTCAGGCAAGACCTACTCCATCTTGCAGATGCTGATCATCATCGCAATGCAAGAGAAGGGCAAGGTCTTCTCCATTGTGCGTAAGTCGCTACCCTCACTCAAGATGAGTGCGTACAGGGACTTCTTTGATATACTTCAAAAGCTCGAACTCTACGATGAGTCCAAGCACAACAAGTCAGACTACACCTACACGCTCAACGGCAACCTCTTTGAGTTCATCAGCCTTGACCAACCGCAGAAGAAGCGTGGCGCAAAACGTCACTACCTTTTTTGCAACGAAGCAAACGAACTCACATTCGAGGACTTTTTTCAGCTCTTGATTCGTACAACGGGAAAGATTTGGATTGACTACAACCCATCAGATTCGTTCCATTGGATATACGACAAACTCCTCACCCGTGATGATGTCACCTACATTCAATCCACCTACAAGGACAACCCGTTCCTTGATGAAAACATCTTAGAGGAGATTGAACGTCTCGCATCAACCGATGAAGACTATTGGCGCATCTACGGCTTGGGTGAGCGTGGTATGAGCCGAGCCACCATCTTTCAGTTCGGCAACGCAGAGGTACCGAAGGATGCAACGCTCTTGGCATACGGACTCGATTGGGGTTACACGAATGACCCAAGCGCACTCGTAGCCGTGTACAAAGCAGGGGACAACCTGTACCTTGACGAGCTAATCTACCAAACGGGACTGACCAACCCCGATATCAGCAACCACTTCAAGAGCCTGAACCTTGACAGGCGGTCAGAGATATTTGCTGACTCTGCTGAACCCAAATCTATTGAGGAGCTGCATCGTATGGGATGGAACGTAAAACCCACGCAGAAGGGCGCAGATAGCGTCATAGTGGGTATTGATGTACTGAAGCGACACAAGATATTCGTAACCCCACGAAGCAGCAACCTAATCAAGGAAATGCAAAACTACAAATGGGTAGAAGACAAGAACGGCAACCTACTCAACAAACCCATTGATGCATTCAACCACGCCATCGATGCGGTGCGCTACGCCACCTACAACAAGATCAGCCGTCCGAACTACGGACGCTATGCCATACGTTAAATTCAAAAGGTTATTTTAGAGATGAAGCTCATTGTTCCAAATAAGATGAGCGAGATTAAACTCGCAGACTATCAGAAGTTCGTTCGCCTTGAGGGTGATGACGAGTTCTTGGCTCGCAAAGCGGTTGAGATCTTCTGCGGGTTGAAGATGGATGTGATCCTTCAGATGAAGGCATCGAGCCTCACAAGCGTCACAAGCATTCTGATGAACGCTTTTGCAGAGCGTCCTTCGCTCACTCAGAAGTTCACTATCGGCAAACAAACCTTCGGGTTCATCCCATCACTTGAGGAGATCACCGTTGGTGAGTTGAATGACGTTGACCAATACATAAGCGAATGGCCTCAGATGCACAAGGCAATGGCGGTATTGTTCCGCCCTGTGGTAGCAACATTCGGCAACCGATACGAGATAGAAAAATACGAAGGCTCTGACAAGTACGCAGAGCAGATGAAGGAGATGCCCCTCGATGTAACGATAGGTGCGATGCTTTTTTTTTGGACTTTAGGAAAAGATTTGTCGACCGCTTCTCTGATATCTTTAGCGAAGGAGCAGGAGATGAATTTGACCCCGCTGCTCAATTTTCTAAAAAATGGGGATGGTTTCCAATCTACCATCAGCTCTCAGGAGGTGACCCACTAAAGATTGACCAAGTGTCAAAAATGTCAGCAACATTCGCATTCACCTACCTGACCTTTGAAAAAGACCGCATCGAAACCGAGAGCAAGATTCTGAAAAAACAACTGAAACGATGAGACAATTCTACGACATCACCCAAAAGCTCAAGGACACCCTTGAAGCCCATAGCCAAGTCAACGTAGTTACGTTTGGCGATGTGTACGATGTAGACCTAAACAAGCAGACCATCTTTCCGCTGAGTCACATTATGATCAACCAAGCGTCCTTCGAGGGGCAGATTGTTCGGATGAGCGTCAGCCTCATTTGTATGGATGTCATTGACGAGACCAAAGAGAATCCACGCAGCCAAGCAGAACCATTCTACGGAACGAGCAACGTGCAAGACATTCTGAACACTCAGCTTGCCGTCATCAACGATGTGGTTGAAGAACTGCGCAGAGGACAACTGTACTCCGACCTTTATCAGTTGGACGGCAACCCAACCTGCCAACCCTTCACGGAGCGTTTTGAGAACCTGCTTGCGGGATGGACTGCGTCCTTCGATGTGCTGCTTGCAAACACCGAGATAAGCATCTGCTAAATGCAACTAAGGCAAGACAACGTAAAGGCAAGCCTTGAGAAGTTTGCCAATGGTGTAGTTCAGCAGGCGAAGGCCAATCTCGTTCGTGAAAAAAAGAACGTGACAGGCAACCTTTCTGAGTCGCTGCAATATGAGATTGAGGTAGGCCCCAACTCACTTGCCTTGCGTTGGAAAATGGATGAGCTTGCGCCCTATTGGAAGTTCCAAGACTATGGTGTGAAGGGTAAATCCTCAAGCACCAAAGCTCCAAGCAGCCCATTCAGGTTCGGGTCAGGTCAAGGTGGGATGAGGGGTGGCTTGACTCGTGCTATCAATCAATGGGTTCGAGCAAAACGATTCCAATTCCAAAGCCGTGAGCAAGGCAAAAAGGGTCAGTTCTTGAGCTATGACGCAACGGCATTCCTGATCACCCGCAGCATCTACAACAAGGGTATTCGCACAACAAGCTTTTTCACCAATCCCTTCCGACTTGAATTCAAGCAACTCCCTCAGGAGATTGCTCAAGCCTACGCTCTTGACGTGGCTGACTTTTTACGATTTACCTTACAACAACCGAAAGAATGAGCGTACCTGTAATCGCCACACCAAGCAGCCTTGCAATGGCTCGCAGCCCGCAGTTCATCACGGGCAAGAATAACGCCTTGACCAATGACCAACTTCAGGCGATGAGTTTGTCTTTGAAAATTGCTTCAGGGGCAATCCCAAGTGGAACTGCAAACTACACTTTGAGCAAGGACTATTCCATCAACCAAGTCATCAACTTTGAGGTGAGCGACCTTGTGCGCTCGGAGTTCTACCACGACTTCAGCATTTGGAATGACTTGGGCTTCACGCAAAGCCCACAGGGTGAGGTGCTATGGGTTGTGCCTACGGGAGATTGGCGGTACTCAAACAACGGAGCAGCACCCGACACCGCAGTATGGGCAAGCGGGTCAACATACAAATACCTCACTACGGATGGATGGGCTACGATGACAAACATCACCCCAACGTCAGTCACTCAATCGCTTCTTGCCACCTCACGTGAGCGTCAAGTGTTGGTGACCAACTACGAGGTATTGCCTATCTACCAAAACGCTACCAACGAAGTCACCAAAGTTTCTATTCTTTGGCGTGGCGGTGGTGCCGACAACGCATCCATCACGATCCCACCGAGCAATGATTCACGTGATGCGGTGGTGTACTTGCCTGTTGGCCCTGCAAACCTTCAGAACACTACGGTTTGGGGCAGTTCAATCAAGCCAAGCAACAACACAAACTACGACACCTACGATGTCGAGTTGACCTATGCGAGTGGCGCAACCGCAATAATCGCAACATACAAGCTCATCTGCGAGCCGAGATACACGCCATATCAAATCGCATTTATCAACCGATACGGAGTTGCTGACTTCATCACCTTCTTCAAGCGCAGCGATGAGCGTGGCACATTCACGCAGGATGTCTACCAAAAGAGCATCTACAACGATGGCTTCACAACTCCTTCATTGGAGGTGGGCAAGTACAACTCTTTCAACGTAAACTCACGCAATAGCCTCACGCTAAATACGGGCTTCGTGGATCAGGACTACGATGAGACCATCAAGGACATCCTGATGAGCGAGTACGTTGCAGTATTGGATGGCAGCAATTGGGTATCGGTTCAGCCTGATCGTGGCAGCATCGAATACCAAAAGCACGTCAACCAAAAGCTCATCAACTACACCTTGACCTTCACCTACGCATTTGATGAACGCTCTTTGGTACGATGAACAAAGTTGACCTCT